CTCCACCGTTTATGTCACTTACCGAAAAAGATGGGTATGACTATACTGATGGTGGTGTTATGGAAAATGAACCAATTCAGGAAGCAATTGACAGGGGAGCAACAGAAATAGATGTTATCCTATTAAGGGCTGAAGAAGATAACTACAAAATAGAAAGGATACGTAATGCTTTCCATTGGGTGGTTAAACTTGGTGACTTACAACACTACGGTGTAAATAATAACGAAGTAACATTACCTAAATTAAGAGTTGTTGATGATGATGTTAAGTTGAACATATACTATACACCTAGGGTGCTTACCAACAATCCGTTGATTTTTGATTCGGAAGTAATGAGTGATTGGTGGACTGAAGGACATGAATATGCGAACACTGAGCACTTCAAAGGATATTTATTATCTAAAGGGAGGAAACCGAAGTTGGTTTATTCTCCATAAAAATCTTTGGGCTTAGTACATTTTTCCTTTATTATTTTCTCAACAAAGGCAAACATTTTAAGTCCATGCTCTTCGCAATACTTCTTAAGAAGTTTGTGCGTTGTAGGGGTGATTTTTAGGTTTTTAGTACGTTTCATTGTGCTTTTTAGTATAAGTATGACAAAAGTATGAAAAAAGTCATACTAATTATGGTGTATTCTACACCATAAAATTTCTTTTCGAAAAGTAAAGCATATTTATTAATAAACAAGAAATAATCTAGACCAAAATAATTATCTAAATGGCTGAATTTAATAGAGTATTCGTTAGCCCAGGTGTTTACACTTCTGAAAGAGACCTTTCGTTTGTAACACGTCAAGTAGGTGTAACAACGTTAGGTGCTGCTGGTGAAACAGTTAAGGGCCCTGCGTTCCAACCAATTTTCGTAACTAACTTCGATGAGTTTAAAGCTTTCTTCGGACCGCTTAACGCATCAAAAGTAAAAGACACTGGCTACCCACAGTATGAATTACCATACATAGCAAAATCATATTTGTCACAATCAAACCAAATGTTCGTAACAAGAATATTAGGTCTTTCTGGTTATGACGCTGGACAAGCATGGGGTATCACCCTTGACGCTGCAATGGACGTTACCACTTCAGGTGAGACTGTTTCTGCAACTAGCTACAACCCACTTATTGACTTCTCAGCAACTACTGCTGGAACATTAACTGCTGTTGTAAGTGCTGACCCAGTAATTCAAGCATTGTACGATGCTGGTGATTTAGATTCTGAATTAGCGTTCTTAGGAACGTCATCAACTGGTGACACTGCTAGTTACTCTCCAATCTTCTACAAGGTTAGTGAGACTGCATGTGGATTCTCTGGTGTATCATTTAGTTTAGAAGTATTAGCTGTTGCTAGTACAGGAACTCAAATCACTGGTTCAACTTCAGGTGTTACTACACAGTACTCTGGAAGTTGTTACACAGACGTTGAGGATAAGATTGTAGCATTACTAAGGTCTAGAGGTAGTTACGATGGGGATGAAATTCTTAACTTCGAAGTTACAGGTTCTAACGTTAACTTTAGTTCTACTGCTACTACAGCACAAGAGAACCCACTAGGTACATTCCAATTAACTGGAACATCAGTGGTACAGGGTGCGTTTAACTACTCTCTATCATTCGATAGAACAAAGAAAAATTATATCACAAGAGTTCTTGGTGTAGGTGAGAACGATAACAATACAGCCCTATTCGTTGAAGAGGTTTACCAAAATATGTTGGATGGACTTATCACTGACGAAAAGGTTAGAGGTATTAACTTAACATTAGTTGAGTATGCTGATGAATATGATGACAACCTAGATGAGTACCAACCAGCGGTAACACCGTTCTTGGTATCGGAAGTTAGAGGTAACAAGGTTATCAGATTATTCAGACTATGGACAATATCTGACGGTAACGCTGCAAACAAAGAGTTCAAGATATCTATCCAAAACATTAAGCCAGACGACAAAGAATTTGACGTTGTAGTTAGAGCTTACAATGACACAGATGCAAATCCACTATTCTTAGAGAGATTTGCAAGATGTTCAATGGACCCAGCTTCAAACAACTATGTTGGTAGAAGAATTGGTACTGTTGACGGTGAATTCCAAGCTAACTCTAATTACGTATTAGTTGAATTTGACAATACTGTTGATTCTTCTGACGCATTCCCAGCAGGTTTCCTAGGATTCCCAGTGAGAGATGCTGAAGAGAATAGTAATGCAGGTGTTCAGGCTCCAATGATTACTTATAAAGAAACTTACGGTATATTCGAGAAGAAGCGTAAATTCTACTTAGGTCTTTCTGACACAGTAGGTATTGACCAAGATTTCTTCGACTATAAGGGTAGACCAAACAGTACAGATACAACAATTTGGACTGGACTTACTAATGGATTCCACATGGACCCAGCAGCTAGTGCAGTAACAATTGATAACGTAAACATCGTAATTAACCCAACAGGTGGTACTTACAGCCCAGTATTCTTATTCGATACAGGATGTTGTGAATTCCAAGATGATGCTGGATTAGCAGGTGGTGATTACGAAGACATTAGAGCACGTAAGTTTACATTCGCACCTTACGGGGGCTTCGATGGATGGGATATCTATAGAGACAGAAGAACTAACACTGATAGCTACGCTGTTAATGGTTCTAAAGGTCAGTTAGGTCTTACAAGTGGTGCTTTTGTTTCAAAAACAACAAGTACTGAAGAAGCTGGATTAACATCGGATTACTACGCATACTTCGAAGGTATGAGAACGTTCGATAACCCAGAGCAAATTAACATTAATGTGTTCATCACACCAGGTATTGACACTTTCGACAACACTAATTTGGTTGAAGAAACTATCGATATGATTGAAACTGAAAGAGCGGATTCACTTTACATTGTGACTACTCCTGACGTTGACTCTGCTGGTGATGCGTTAGACCCAGATGATGTGACTTCAAGATTAGACAATGAGTTCGATAGTAACTATACTGCGACTTACTGGCCTTGGATTCAGATTAATGATGCTGATAATAACGTACTAGTGTGGGTTCCACCTACAAGAGACGTTGTAAGAAACATCGCACTTACAGACAACATCGCATTCCCTTGGTTTGCAGTTGCAGGTGTACAAAGGGGAGATGTTAATGCGATTAAAGCAAGATTAACATTAACTCAGGATGATAGGGACACATTATATGAAAATAGAATTAACCCTATTACTACTTTCGCATCTGAAGGTATTAAGATTTGGGGTAACAAAACTCTTCAAATCGCTGAATCTGCACTTGACAGAATCAACGTTAGAAGATTGTTACTACAGGCTAGAAAACTTATTTCTGCTGTATCATTAAGATTGTTATTCGAACAAAACGATGATATTGTAAGAAACCAGTTCCTAAGCTTAGTTAACCCAATCTTAGATAACATCAGAACTGAAAGAGGTCTTACAGACTTTAGAGTGGTACTTGATGATGACCCAGAAGCAATCGATAGAGGTGAGCTATGTGGTAGAATCTTCATCAAGCCTACGAAAGCACTAGAGTTCATTTGTGTAGAATTCAACATCCTACCAACTGGTGCATCATTCGATGACATATAATCATCTAACATAAACAATAAAAGAAGCCCCTTAGTGGGCTTTTTTTGTTTTTAGGTACATATTTATTGAAAAAGCATTTAAATGTCTAAAATCTTAATTAATGAGCGTCAATTAGCCGTTCTTGTTGAATACATAGAAACCAACAAGAATCAACTGCGTATTGATGAATCTCTTATTAATGAAGGCTTCAAAGAAATTGCACTTGCCATCGCTATGTTGGCTGGTGTGAGCTTAAGTGGACAGAATAAAGCCACTGCTCAAAATGCATTAAACAATGCAAATACCCTAAACCAAGTTAAAACCGTACTACAAGACGAAAGATTAGAAACTGTTGCTGATAGTCTAGAATCTGCTGGTATGGTTAACGCTATGGAAAAGATTCAAAATAATGCGGATAAGATTGAAAAGAAATTCAATGAAAAAGCTTTCAGAATTAAAGGGGTTAAGGGTGGTTTAAGAGTATATCACGGTAAAGAACTTGTTAAGAAATCAGTAGACAATTATGATAAATTAGCTTCAAAGTTAAAGTCAGGATACGCACTTACAGATATCTCAATTGATACGGTACAACAACTAGTTAGGGATACAGTGCAGGGTCAACCTGTTATTGATACCTTCCAAGTAGTTACAGATGCTGGTGAGTTCATGCATGAAGGTAAGTATATTTTATCT